ATGAAAAAGCAGCAGAGGGTGGTACTTCACAGTCACCTAACGAAGTTCGTAAAAATGCAGTTGCTCCAGAAGCAAAAGCAGGACTGAAAGAAGATGAAGAAGTATCTGAAGAAGAAACAGTTATCGCAGAAGAAGATGCTGAAGTAGTCTCTGAAAAGAAACATGCGAAGCATGATGACGAAGATGAAGAGGACGAAATGAAAGCATCTGACGCAATGAAGGCAAAAATGAAAGAAGACATTGATGCTATGCTGAACGGTGAAGAACTGTCAGAAGAATTTAAGACCAAAGCAACAACTATTTTTGAGGCAGCAGTTATGTCTCGTGTTAAAGAAGAAGTTGCTCAGGTTAAAAAAGAATTCGATGCAAGACTCGCTGAAGAGTCTGCTAAGAATCAAGAGGGACTTGTTGATCAGGTTGATGGATATCTCGGCTACGTAGCTGAGCAGTGGATGGCAAATAATGAATTAGCCCTTGAGAGTGGTATGAAAGCAGAAATCTTGGAAGGTTTCGTCGGTGGTTTGAAGAACTTGTTCGAAGAACACTACATTGACGTACCTGAAGAGCGTTTCGATGTTCTAGGTGCCATGGAAGAACAACTCGCTGAGATGGAAGAAAAACTCAATGAGCAAGTTGCACAAAATGTCGAGATGGCGAAAGTTATCTCCGAAAATCAGCGTAAAGAAATTATCGCTATTGCAACTGATGGATTGAGCGATTCTGAAACTGAGAAGTTCAATGGACTAGCTGAAGAACTTTCTTTTGAAGACGCTGAAACTTTCGCTAAGAAAGTTCAGACTATTCGTGAAAACTATTTTGGTAAAAAAGATGGATCTAAGAGCGAATCTTTGGTTGAGTCAGTAGTAACTGATGAGCCAGTTGAAGAACTTAAAGAAGAAAAGACAGTAGATCTTGATCCTAGAATGGCTGCATTTGTGGCTGCTCTTAATAAAAAGTAATAACAACCTAATCAATAAAGGAAAAAACTATGTCTACTAGAGACCAATTGATGGAAAAGTGGGCTCCAGTACTTAATCACGAAAGTGCTCCTGAAATTAAGGACAACTATCGTAAGCAAGTTACTGCAGTACTACTTGAAAACCAAGAACGTGAGATGCGCAAGCAAGCTGACGCTCTTTTCGAAGCAGCACCTGCCAACGCAGGTGGAACTGGTATTGCCCTTGGTAATGCTGGTGCAACTAACGACACAGTGTCTGGTTATGACCCTGTGCTAATCTCGCTTGTTCGTCGTGCAATGCCTCAGCTTATCGCTTATGACATTGCTGGTGTTCAGCCAATGACTCAACCAACTGGTATGATCTTCGCAATGAAGTCACGCTACAGCACCCAAGCTGGTACTGAAGCACTCTTCAACGAAGCAGATACTGACTTCGCTGGTACTGGAACTCACTCTGGTGCTTACGACTTCGGTGGTTCTGAAACTACTGGTGCTGGTATGACTACTGCTGCTGCAGAACGTCTTGGTCAAGGTGGAACTGGCGACGGTTCATTCGGTGCAATGGCATTCTCAATCGAGAAAGCAACTGTAACTGCAAAGACTCGTGCTTTGAAAGCAGAATACAGTGTTGAACTTGCACAAGATCTTAAAGCAGTTCATGGTTTGGACGCTGAAGGTGAACTTAGCAACATTCTCTCTTCTGAGATTCTTGCTGAAATTAACCGTGAAGTAGTTCGTACTGTTTACAAAACTGCTAAGCCAGGAGCACAGACTAATACTGCTACTGCTGGTACTTTCGATCTTGATGTAGATTCGAATGGTCGTTGGTCTGTTGAGAAGTTCAAAGGACTTCTGTTCCAGATCGAGCGTGAAGCAAACGCTATCGGTCAGCAAACTCGTCGTGGTCGTGGTAACATCATCATCACTTCTGCTGATGTTGCTTCTGCACTAGCTATGGCTGGTGTACTTGACTACGCTCCTGCTCTTAACACTTCTTTGAATGTAGATGACACTTCAACTACTTTCGCTGGTGTGCTTAACGGCAAGTACAAAGTCTACGTTGACCCATACACTGCGAACGTATCTGATACTCAGTTCTTCGTTGTAGGTTACAAAGGAACTTCTGCGTTTGACGCAGGTCTGTTCTACTGCCCATA